GAGCGGCGCCTCGCGGGGGAGGATGTGTCAACTGAGCTATCCGCCGCCGCCTGGGCCGCCACCTGGGCCGCCGCGGGCTGGGGCGTCGCCTGGGCCGACACCGCCGCTGCCACCGCCGCCACCGCCACCGCCACCGCCACCGCCGCCACCGCCGCCGCCGACGCCGCCTGGGCCACCGCCGCCGCCGCCGCCGACGAACGCGCCGTTGCCGCCGAACGCGCCGACCAGTTGGCCGACCTGCAAGCAGCCGCCCGCGCCGCCACGGGGAGCCGATGCGGGGCCATGGTGGAGGATTCCACGGGGGGCGGGAATGCCGCTATCCTAAACGAATGAAATAACTGGGAAGGTGCTAAAGCTTCTTGCCAAGCCACCTACTGTTGCTGTTGCAGTAACGCAGGGGTGGGTAACAGAGATGGCAATCTCAACCTTCAGGCCGCCGTTGGCTGAGCTACTGGTGGTAATGGTTTGCCCGCCTGTGTTCTGCATAACGATTGGCGCTTGGTCGGCATATCTGCCAACTACCACTTTGGTTGCAAGATTGAAACCAGCCACAGTAATTTCAGCAATGCAGGAACCATCGCTGCTATTAGAAACAAACTCAAATATAACACTTGTGACCGCCCCGCTTTTGTAACCAAAGGCAACCGTATAGGGGTTTACAACTGGAAAGACATATGCGTTAATCGGCCAAGGACCACTAGAGGGTGAAATGTAGGCAGGCTGCTCAAAAAAGTCGTTGACTATTGATGCCGTGTCAAAATTAATGCCAAACAATTTGGGCGCTGTATTCAGGTCAGTACTAAATCTATTGCCAGTAGACTTGCGAACACCTTGCAAAAGACTGTGCAACTGGAATGTTGCCGATCCATGCTCCGTAGCAGCAATAAAGACACGGTTGTTAGTAAACTCACACTTAGGTGCCGTTATGTATAACCTGTAAGTTCCAGCGGACGATGTAGGCGCACGAAGCTGAATATCACATCTGTCAACGATTAGCGTTGGGTTTGCTTGGGCGTGTAGGATAGCATAGGCGGTAGGCTGCCTGGAGATGATGTGGCATCCATGTAACTCAGTTTGATTGTCATCATTTAAGGTGTAACCTGGGTACAAAGCTACATCGTCAAAGCTGCATGAGTAGAAGCGGGTAAGGCGCGTTGCGGTTACAACTTGTGGGGCGCTGTTATTGGTGTTCTGAAACAGGCAGCCAAAAAACTGAACTGGATGCTGAACGGTGTCCCTGCTAGTTCCGACAAACTCAAACCCGTTGTTATCCTTAAAGCGACAGCCGATGAATGAGATGTCTCCGGTCGAATCGTTACCAGCAGCGTTCAGCGGAACCGTTGGGTTGTCATGTGCAAAGTTGGGTTCAATGTCAACTCCCGCCATAGGGCTATGGCCACCGTAGGTCCCAGTGGTTCCCGTAAAACTAAAATCGCAGTTAGTGAAAGTAGCATGGCGAAGTTGAATGAGTGACATTCCCTGCCGACCGTTGTTGTTGAAGCGGCAGTTGCTGGCATAGACCTGGCGTGAAGCCTTGAACGCGGTGATCGGACCACTCATATCAACACGCAAACCATCCGTACAGCAATGGTGGATAAACAAATCGCGCAGTGAAACCTGTGTGCAGCCATTCAAAACGACGCCATATGAAGCACCTTCGGCAGTTGCCTGTTTGACAATCGTGTTCGCGCCGCCATCGACTTCGAGACCTTCTACCGTGAGGTTTGTGCAATCGGTAAAAACAAAGCCGATGCTGTTTGAATAGGAGAAGGTGAAACCGGACGAGCTGTAATCTGCTGTGCGCGTCCATCCACCTTTCATCACCAGCTTTGCGCCATAGCCACTAATGCAGACGTTGTTCAGGTTTTGCAGCGCAAAATCGACGATGCCGTTCGCGCTTGGGCCGCCGTCGATCTTGTACTGGTCGATGAAGTAACTGCCTTTGGGAAAGAACAGCGTCCCACCGCCTGCTGTCTGAAGTCGGGCTACGGCTTTCTTGATGGCATTGTAATCGTCTGTGACGCCGTCCCCAACCGCTCCTAAATCCTTAACGGACACCACATCCTTGAGTTTGGAATCAACGGTTCTTGCCGTTGCACCAGTACCGCTTTGGGTAAACGACAGCTTGCTGGCTGCAATGCCAGCGGAAGCGTGCACATCATCGTCGACGATGATGCCGCCGCCCGACGGGATCAGGCCGAGGTTGGCGGTGTCCAGTTTGCCAATCGTGATCCAAGCATTGTTCGAGCTGTTGCGCTGCTTTAGCAGTGCTGGGCTGCTGCTGGTGTCCACCCAATACTGGTAGGCGAACGTCGTACTGGGGGCCGATGCGCCGCTGTTGCTGCTGACGATCGCCGCCAAGGCGTTGTTCAGGTCGGCTAGGACTGCCAAGCCCGAGGCGTCTGAAATTGTGTAATCGTGTTGGGCCATGGTTGCTTAGGGAATTTGACGGCCAAAGCCGATAGCGGTGTAACTAAATTGCCGCGCCACTGCGACGGCAGCGCTGTTTCTAAATGTAATGCTAAACCCGGCTCTGGTGATGCTTGCCGGGTCCAGAACCCAGTAATCCCCTGCCGCGAGGTTGTAGCCGGTAATCCCAATATTTGGCGGTTCATAAAACGCTTCGGCAAACGTCACTGTCAACGCCGCCGCAGTGGTCAGCAGCGTGCCTGATTGCTCGATTCGCTGTTGCAGCTCCATAACTGCCCCCAGCTCGTCAATGATGATGTTGCACGCCGGGTCGCTGCTGGTTGCGTAAGCCTTGAACTGGAAGGCCCGGCCCCTCACAATTCCATTAGCCAACCCGCTCCACTCGCTCCACTGGGGGGCGGTGTTCGGGTCATGCGGCGTTGAGCGCACCAGCAGCGCTGCATCCACATCTCCACCGGATGGGCCCGACCATGACGACCAGCCGCCGACCAGGCCATGGCGAGCGCTAACCAGATTCAGCTGATTGAGCGGTCGAGTAACAAAGCGCCGTTGGATGTTTACATCAAATACTCCGCCCATGTCATAGGTTGAGCCGAACTCATATTCTCCCCTGGCAGCAACCGGCTGAGTCAGGGAAGAGTCGCTTGAGCCGATAGACGCCACTGCAGCAACGCTGGCATACGAACTGAACAGAACACCACTCCCCAGCACCAAAGCATCAAAAGCAGGGCTATATAGCATTTCAATAGCGTTGCCATTGAACGGCGGCGATTCCTGATCCTCGGCGTATGTTTTCACCAGCAGCCTGGCCTGAGGCTGCGGCAGGTCGGCAACTACATAGGCGGTTCCAGCGGATTGGCGTCCGCCATCATCTTCAAAGCGCAGCAGATAGCTACCCTCCAGCAACGGCACACGCGCTTGCACCTGGCCACCATTGGCCGTTGCAATGCCAATGGCCTCGCCCCATGCCGGGGTGTCGAGCCTGGGGCTGTGGCGGATCAGGACCTGCCCGCTCAACTTCACATCCAGGTCGAGAGCCTGATCCCAGGATAGGAGAGCAGTATCCGAGTCGACCGGCACTAGCGAGACGCCTGTTACATCAGTAGGTGGCGCTGTTTTGCCGTACGCGATAAACCGGAGCGCAGACGATTTGCCAGCCAGTAATCCGCGCAATCCCACGACCGTGATCTCGTAGGTGCCGGTCGCTGAATCTAATATCTCGCATGCAGGCGCTAGCGTGGTCTGCCTTTGCCAGTTGCCACCATTCAACCGCCACTGCACACGATAGCCGCTGGCGTCGGCGACAGATGTCCAGCTAAGCTGAATTTTAGCTGCTGCTCTGCCCTGCAATTCGTAGATCACTTCTATGCCGGTCAGGTTTCCCGGAGCGGCGGGACGTATATTCAGGTCAGTAATATCGCGCGGTTCTAGCGCCCATCCGTATTCAATATTATTGAATACGGATGGGTCGTGGGCCATGGCGCCGATCTCATAATCCACGCCATTTGTTTCGCTAACGCCCAGCACCCGCCAGAGCGATTCTCTGACGGCAGTGGTCTCGAATTGCCAGATGCCATTCGGCATCGGTGCAGACGAAAACCCCGGCGACACTGTGAACACATTGCCAGCAATGCCGGTGACCGGCCGGGTCTGGGCCGTGCTGTCGTTGAGCTGCACGGACAGGGTGGGGCTGTTGGTGGCCGTCAGGCCCGCGGCGCTGTCGACAGTGATGGAGGTGGTAGTGGCCGCAGCGATCCGCCCCCCTCGGCGGCTGCCTGCGCGTACTGGATCGGCGATGCCGATCACCTGCCCTGGCCTGGCAATGGAGCCGATCGCCAGGCCTGTTGTCGCCCCCACCAGCTCCTTTTCTTCCCATTCAGTGTGCAGCAGCCATTTGCCCCAGCGGGCTGCCTGGCCCCTGCTGGTGCAGCCGACCGCCTCGGTCTCGGCTTTGACTACTCCATATTTAATAATGGCATCCCTGCGCTCTACAAGCTCGTAGTCGTAGTCTTGGATGTCATTATTAAAGAATTTTACCACTGCAATAGTAGGCCGCTTACGTAAGCGGCTGCCTGAGTATTTGAAGCCCTCCGGTGACACGTTGGATGTGTTCAGCCTGAACGACACGTCTGCCGGCCTGTCCTGAGCAATAGTCATTGCGCTTTCCGACAAGTAGGGCATCGCTCGCATAATCGAGCAAAAATCTTGAATTAGTTTATAGGCGTCGGCGGGCTGATCAATAACCATATTGACAGCAAACCTAGGCTCCCAGCCACCAAAGCCATCAGGAATCAATTGAGCGCTATATTGGCTAGCGGCAAAAAAAGCCCACCTATCTAGCTGGCTGGCGTCTATGTGATCGCCAAAGCCATAGGGCTGCGTCAGTAGATCCCAGAGGCACCAGGCTGGATCTGTCGTCCACTGCGCCGCGCCAAAAGTTCCGTCCCATACGCCGCTATAGATCAAGCGCCCGTTGCTCGGATCAACTGCTGCGTTGCTGGGAATTTTTACCTCTAGGCCGTAAACGTCAAAGCTGCAAGTTGGAATACTATTGAACTGCTCAGCGCTTAGCCTGATTCCAGCGTGCGCAAAACCTGGATACGCTAGCTTAGCGTAGGTAATAGGGCTGTAGGTACTCCATACAAGTTGATTAAATAGATTGTTGCTGTTGCTGTCTGGGGTGACGCGCGACACCCGAATATCCACGGGGAACGCGCCAGTAATGGCGACCTGCACTTGCCGCTGATAGCCTTGCCTGGTGCGACCGCTGATCACATCGTCTACCACAGTAGTATAACCACCGCCGTTATACTGAATAGCAACGCGATAGTTTATGCTTGTCGTTAGGATGTCGTTTTTGTCTGTGTATTCTTCCAGTCGCGGCACGGTAATGGTTAGCCGCACGGCGTTAGCGGTAGCGTCCGTGACCGTTCTGGTAATCGGCGTAGATTGAGCGACCGCTACGCCAACCGAGAAGGGCCCAGCCGCTACAGCATCAAAGCCGGGGATGTAGCCTTGGTCTTGCGCACCGTCGCGAAATGTGACAGCAACGTTTTCAAAATTAAAGCTACCGTCTGGATTTTGCAGCGGTGTTTTGTTGAAGTAAATAGACTGAAGGCCATTGACTAGCCCCTTGATTTTGCCGGCGCCTAATATGTGAAGCGTCTTTGCATAGCTGTCAGAGAACAGGCTTTCAGTATCTTGGCGGGGTACGTACTGTTGTGGCTGAGCTGTTGCACCGCCGCCCTTGCCACCGCCGCCGCCGCCGCTACCGCCGCTAATGATCATCCCAGAACCTGCACTACGTCAATTTCTTGGCTTACTATGTTAGAGCCAACTACGCGGCGCCCGTATATCAGCGCTGCCGATAATCCGAGGCGAGTATTATTCTGGATCCCCGAGAAGCTGTAGGTTTTGCGGGGGTCCTTCGCTTCGTCTGTCTGCCCCTGGTTGCCACCTGCATCAAATCTGGGCACCGGCGTCAGCAGCTGGGCAACGCCGCCTAGGGCCAGGCTTGCGCCAAGTCCCGTTGTATAAGCAAAGAGCCCGATGTTTTTAGCAAATGCAGCGCCCAAAAAGCCAGCTCCGCTTGCAAACGACAGCGCAATCAACGCCACTCCCGCAATAATTCTCCCCACGGCCCCAGCCCCGCCGATCACCGGTACGATGCTGATCTCCTGAGCCCCTGCGGGTTCCTGTAGCTCATCCTCGCCAATCGCCCTGGGGCCCACCTTCACCCGGTAGCGCTGGTCGTTCATGTGCCCCTCTATCTGGGGGAAATTGGCATGTAAAAACCTCATCGCCTCCGCAGCGCTAGCCACCTCCGCCCGGAACACCCGGCGGCCCAGGAACTTTGCCAGCTTGCCGTAGACGCGAATCGTTCTCATGGCCTCAGTCTACCGATCCAGCCGGTGGCTTTCTGCAGATAGTCGCCGTAGAGATCCCGACTCGACAGCCGCCCCCGCAGGTGATGGAGCACCTGCTGCTCGCCCAGGTAGATGCCGATGTGGTTGAGCTGCGTGTTGCGGATGGCCATGAATATCGCATCGCCTTCCTGCAGGTCGGCGAACTCAACCCGCTCGAAGCCGGCGGCAGCCCAGTTCTGAGCGAACAGCGGCGCCGCCTCGAACTCGGCAGGCGTAGTTGGTCGATCGAAATCAGGCAGCTCGATGCCGCGCTCCTGTCGATACCAGTCGCGAGCCAGAGTCCAGCAGTCGTGAACGCCCCAGATCCACAGGCGCCCGATCAGCGGCGCCCTAAACCCACAGGGCTCGCACTGGGCCCACTCCGCAGTCTTGGGATTGACGATCAGCCAAGGCAGGCCAGATTTCTCGCACGCGGCGCGGTCGTCGTCGTGGGGCCCAGGTGGCGTGCACGGGTGCGAATGGAACACGGCCACTACCTCGCCAGCATCCTCAGCTGCCTGGTAATCGTCCGGGTCGAGGATGAACATCAGACCCGGGTCGTCGCCGTCAGCGCCCTCGGCGGCATTTCGGCAGGGCCGGTAGCGTTGCCTGCCCTTCACGATCACCACCAGCCCGCAGGCCTCGCGGGGGTCATCCTGCTGGGCGTGGGCCAAAGCTGCGGATTTGATTGCGTCGTCGATGTAGATCATGCGTAGCTAGTGCCAGCGCCAGGGAATCCGCCAAACGGTAGCTGGTTGTTGGCGCCCCAGTTGTTCTTACAATCCGATAGGCGCTTCCCGCAGTTAGGTGCAAACTGGCATTGAGTCGTGCTGGTCCACTGGCATAGCGTAACCATCTGGAACCGTGGTGCACGCACCGTGGAAAGGTCAAATGTGGCGCACAGCTCAAACTCAACTACCTCCCTGGTCTCCGCCTTTTTTTGATCTACCCAGTACACCTGTCTGGGATACTCGTAGGTGGGATCTGGTGTGCCCCAGGGGTTGACATTGCCTGGGAAGTTCACTGCATCGAGATGCCTGGCGTGGACCCGCAGGCGGCTGACCTGCGCCCCCTCTAGCCCGTTGGGCAGGCTGAGCAGTAGGCCGCTGATCAGGCCACCCGCAAACGGGTTATTGATGGTCAGCGGAATATTGGCGACCCGTAGCGTGGGGCGCGGCAGTGATCCGGTGCCGGTCAGGGCAAACCCCTCAGCCTCTATAGGCAGCGCTTCGTAGGTGTTGCCGGCCCACACTACGTCGCCGGTCTGTTTCGCGTTGATGCCGGCATGAAATCGATAGACCTGATTGACGCCGTGAATAGCCGCAAACAGCTGCAGCTCAAATAGCTCAATCAGAGCGGATGGGGCCGGGAGTTGCGCCTCGGCAAAGGGGATTGGCATTATAATTCAAACACCTGGATAAAGGTGGCCGTGATTTGATTGTTATTAAAATTGCTGTAGGTTACTTTCCATTCTGGGCATATGAATTTGCCAGCGCTGCCCCATGGCGGTGTCCAGCCAAATGACTCAGCGCCGCCCCTGGCGTCTAGAAATGCTTCAATCTGATCGCGCTCGGTGTTGCTGCGATTTTTGAATTGCAATGGATAAATTTTAGGGTTTGCATTAAGCCCCATTTTGATCCGCTGGCTATAGCCATCTCCAAATTTGTGTTCGTAGACAGCTGGCTTGCTTTCCTTGGGAAGATCAAAATCTGGTGTCCAGGTGAAGGTAGCCATTAGCGGTTCAGGAGGCCTCCTCGCTCCATGTGCCGCTGCAATTGCCGATCGACCATGGGCCCCACCATCGGCACCAACATGCGAGCCAGATCGTTACCCAGGGTTTTAGCGTCGCCGGAGCCGTCGCTGTTGCTGGTCACGTTGCCGTTGGGGTGGACGTGAACCGCAATATTCACCTGGGTCGACCTGGTGGCGCCGCTATCGCCCTGCGCGTGGTCCACCACAGTCTCCTGCGGGTGGAGCATGGCCATGAAGCCGCCGCGGCCATCTAGTCCGCCAGATCTGGCGCCATTGCCGGTGAAGCCGCCGCCGGCAAACCTAGGCAAATTGGTCATCCCTGCCGGCGGCAGCGCCCAATTGCCCACGCTGCCAATGCCAGGGCTAAACGCTGGCGCCTGGGGAAAGCCCGTGCTCAGTCCATAGTTCCCTGTGAATGATTGCGACATTGTCGGCATTGCAGCCGACGGTGACAGGAACCCCAGCACCTGCATAATGCTTTTTAGAACAAACTGCCGCACAATCATGCGGCTGGTATCTTCTAATACGCTGGCTGCAAACGCACGAAAATTGCCGCTGCCAGTTGTGGCCAGGCTTACTAGGCTATTCTCCAACCCGCCCATGCTGTTGACGGTTAGAGACGCAATTGCATCGCGCACATTGCCAATCGATTCGCCATATTGCTTCATCCCCTGCGATAAGCCAGCGCCAGCGGAATCGCGAGATTGATATTCCCTGATCGCATCGCCCATGGCGAACACATTTTCCAGACGCTGTCGATCGAGGTCGAGCTGCTCTGCGGTGATCCGTTTGAGATCCTCGCGATAGGTAAGCTCCGCCCGGCCGGACTCGGCAGCCTGAGCCGCGTTATACGCCGCCTGGGCGTCTGGGTTGCCGTTGACACCCTTGAGTAGCTCGGCATAGCGCCGCGCCCGCTCTGCCCGCTCCGCCTCGAACTCAGCCAGGGCCTTCGCGGCGGGGCCCGTGGCCTCGGCAATCCTCAGCAGCCCCTGGTTAGTGGCCAGCAGCTCGCGGGCGCTGGCCAGCTGATCGGCTCGGGTTTTCTGCAGCGCCGCGGCTTCCTCGGCGCCCTGCACCTGATTAGCGCCGGCTTGGGCCAGGTCGTAGCCCACATTCTCCATGCTGCCGCCGAAAAACATGCGCAACACCTGCTGACGGTGCGGGCCCATGCGGGCCACTCCGCTGGTGGGGGTGACGCCATTGCCGTCCGTGCGGGTCAGGCTGGCCGTGGGGTTGCCCCCCAGCACCGTGCGGTAGAGCGTCAGCAGGTCGGCGCCCTGGGTGGACATTCCTCGGCCCTTGAATCGATCCTGGAAAAACTTCACCACAGGCCCCTGAACCTGTTCCTCGAACGATTGGCCAGCATGGGCGCCGTATTTCTTGCGTTCTGGGCCGCCCATTTGAATCAGGCCTAGATAGTTATTGTCAGAGCCGCCCCACTTGCCTGGGTTAAATGTGCCGCCAGTCTCAAACGAAATAATCGTTGCCAAATCAAGCGGCGATACGCCTAGCTTGCCGGCGGCGCTGATCAGGGCGCGGGCTTTGCTGCTGGGCTGGAAGCTGGTGCTGGTGCCTGGGCCGCCGCCGCCGCCGACGCCGCCTGGGCCGCCGCCTGGGCCGCTGCCTGCGCCGCTGCCTGCGCCGCTGCCAACAGTCTTCTCCACCAGCGCACGCATGGCGGGGTCGTCAGGCTTGGTCCCCGCGTACATGCGATTGCCGCGAATGCCGCCGCCCTGCTGTTGGCGCGTGACAAAGTCAGCCCAGTTGGGATCAACCGTGCCCCCCTTGACGCTAGGCATGGTCGGCTTAAGCAATGCGCCAGTTTTAGGGTCGAACTGCCCCGCAACACCTGCAACGCTATAAGGGCTAAGGTATGTAAACCCTTTAGTGATTATTGGCGAGCCGGGCTTATATGGTACGCCTTTGGGTTCAGCTGGCTTGTCAAGCATGCTGCCTACGTCCGTAAGCCTGCGCCATTGCTGATCGGCCTGTATTATCTTGGTCATTAGCTCAAGCGTCTTGACCAGCGCCGGCAGGTAAGCTCTACCTGCATTAGCTGAAAAATCTTTCCATGCATTACTAAATTGCTTAACAGGATCAACGGCTTGCTTTGCTGCCTTAGCTGCCTGCCCCTTCAATGTGTCCATATTTTGCAGCGACTTGTTATATCCCTTAAGCCCGTCATTAGTCAATGATACAACGGCCTTAAATCCGTCAATGTCCGAGAAAAGCACGCCAAGAGCTGACGCGCTACCTTTGGTTTTTACCATTACGTCCTGCAGGAAGCCGCCTAATCCCTTGGCCTGCAAGCCAGCAACGCTAAACTCTATGCCTAGCGCCGCCGCAAGCTTTTTCGCTTCTTCGGTTGGTTTGATGATGCTTTTGATTGTTTGGTTCAGGCCACTCATTGTGGTCTCAACCGGTGCGCCCTTGGCTGTCAGCGCCGAGATGGCGGCATTCATCTCCTCAACCGACAGGCCCGCCACCGCAAATGATGGCGCCAGCCGACCAATAGATTGCGCGTACTGATCAACTACAATTTTGCCATCATTCTGAGTTTGCACCATTTGATCAACAACCTTTGCAGCTTTATCAGCGGAAAGGTTGAATGAGTTCATAATGGACGTTGCGCCATCCGCAACGGTTTTAATATCTGAAAAACCGCCAGTGGCGCCTAGTGTCGATGCCTTAAGAATTTTGATAACGTCGTCGGTTTTGCTAAAGCCAGAGCTAAGGATTTCATAGGCTGCGGCGCCTGCTTCTGCGCTATTCGATAGATTCCCCTGCGCTACAGTTAGCTCCCTGATTTTTGCCATCAGGGCGTCTGAGTCTGCGGTTAGCGTCCGCACCCGCCGCAGGCTGGCGTATTCGTCCAGCGCCGATCTCGTGCTGCTGGCAACTGCGGCCCCAGCTGCTGCCACTCCCGCGCCCGCCACGATGCCGGCAGGACCGCCAGAGAACGCCAGCCCCCCAGCCAGGGCCCCAATGGCGCCCTGCGCACCACCGCCACTGGCCAGGGTGCCCAGGGCGCTGCCGATTGCCTCGCGGCCAATTCCTTGCCGCTGCATATCCTGCTGTTTTCGCTGGGTTGCGGTCAGCTTGGCCAGCTTCTCATCGAGCTGCTGCACCTGCGCCGTCGCCCTGGCATAGGCCGGTGCTGCTGGATTCACCGCGACCCGGAGCGCTTCCCAGGCGCTGCGTTGCCGCTGCAGGCTGCTGACGCTGCCGTTGCTTGCCGCCGTCACCCGATCGATGGTGATGAACAGCTCGGCAAGGGCGCCCCGTGTGCGCTGGCTGGCTTGCGCGGTGGCATTGCTGGCCACGCCGAATTGAGGGCCGGCGTAGTCGCTGGCGCCACCGAACGCGGCACGGCGAGAGCGATCGACGCCCATGATCAATGGCCGCTCGCCGCCGCCAGCGGCAATGGCTGCCCTGGCACCGCCGCCAAAGCCGCGGCTATCAATTGCGCCTTGGAAGGCGGTCTGCCCTGCTGCTGGGAGGGCCAGCGTGCGAGCTGGGGCCCCAGCAAATGCCGGTGTGTATCGTGCCCGCGCCAGCAGGCCGGCCTCCAGTGCAGCCGCTGCGGCCTGCTGGGATGCAGCGATCTGATCGAGCTGCCGATCCAAGGCCTTCAGCTGGTCGGCCGCTCGCGCAAAAACTGGCGCTGCTGGGTTGACCGCGTTTTGCAGCGCAGCCCATGCCGTTCGCTGTTGGTTGATGCTGCCGATGCTGCCATTGCTGGCAGCTGTAACCCGGTCGATCTGCAGGTACAGCTCAGCCAGGGCGCCACGGGTGCGCTGGGCGGCATCCTGTTGTTGCCGCAACACCGCATCAGATCGGCTGGCCATCACCTGGCCGATGTCGTCGCGGGTGCCGGCGGTTTCGAAGCTGCCGCCTCGCAGTCGCCGCATGCCGTCACCGACGCCAAAGCCCGCGGCATCGACGCGACCTTGGAAGCTGGTCTGCCCGGCTGCCGGGAGGGCCAGCGTGCGCGATGGCGGGAACGCTGCAGCAGCCCGAGCCGCAAGCGCCGCCTGCCGCTCTGCCTCGGCAGTCGCTTTTACCGCAGCCGTGAGCTGTTGCTGAGCCTCCAGCCGATCGCGGACGCCCTGCACCAGCGCCTTCTGCTCACCCTTGATCCGGTTGATCTCCCGCTCAGCCGACACCACGGCATTGGCTGCTCGACGGGCCTCCGCCGAATCGCTGGGCACCTCGCCCAACCGCTGCAGGTTGCGATCCCTCAGCTCTTGCTGGGCCTCCAATCGAGCGTTGGGCACCTTGTCGTAGATGCGCACCAGATCGCTCAAAACCTTCTGGGCGCCGTCGCTGATGCCACGGAATGAGGCCTCTAGATCGGCCTGCGCTGCATCGGCCTGGCGACTCAGAACCTGATAGACCCCAGCAATTGCCAGCGATGCCACGCCGGCCGCAGCCGACGCTTCAGGCCCGATAGCGCTGATGGCGTTGCCAATGGCCTCGAATGGCCCAGATAGCGCCGTCAGTTTGGCTTGGGCAGCGGTGAGAGATGCCGACCACTGGCCCACGCTGTTGGCCGCTGCTGCCGCCGGTTCTGATAGCAGGCCGCCCAGGGGTTTCAACACCCCAGGCATTGCTGCGGCCTTGGCCGCAATCGCATCGAGGCTGTTGGCCAAGCCCTGTGCGCCGCCGGCCATGCCGCCCAGGCCCGATGCCATCCCCATGCCGGCGGCACCGGCAACACCAGATGCTGCCAGCCCTTCACCGGTGAGCACCACCCGGCCCATCATTGAGCGGGCTAGGTCCTGGCGCATCGCCACAATGTTTTGCACGGCGCCGACCGTGCCCCGCGCCACGTTGCCAGGGGTGACCTGGAGGCCCTTGCTCAGATCGAGGCTGGCGGCCTTCTGGCGCAGTGCGTCGATCTCGCGGCCAACCCGTCGGTAGGCGTCGCCGGCCTCACCTAGCGTCGCCTGCAGCAGGGTGACCTGACGCGACTGCTGAGCGACGGATTCACCTGCGGCCTTTGAAAATAATTTCCAGCCGCGAATCCCAGGCTCCCAGGCCAGCCCGATCTGTACCGCGCGATCTTTGAGTTTGTCTAGTTCTGCCGTGTGCTGGCGAATATCGCCACCACCTCGCCGCATCAATTCTATAAATTCCCGCTGCTCCTGAATTTGCTGACCCAGTGAGTCAGCGTGCGCCTGCCCAGCTGCAGCAGCGCGTTTCAGGTTGTTGGCATTATTGCTAGATTCAATATCTGCGGCTTTGGTAATCGCCGTAAGCCGCTGAATATCGCTGCTCAGTGCATTAAAGGTGCTGCCGTTAATCTCCGCTTGGCTGCGTAGATTCTTTAGCGCAGTGAGCTGCAGATTTATGGAGCGCTCAGATTGAGTATTGGCGGCACCATATTGCAAAACGCTTTCGCGTAATTTTGCTAGTTGCGCTTCGGCCGGCTGCAGGAAATCTTGCAGCTTGCGAATGCTAGCGGCGCCTTTCACCGCCGATCCGCTCAGCCCATCAAAGGCGCCGGTGCTCTGGCCCTTGATCCGCTGAAAATCAGCACCCAGGGCCTTGGCCTCGCCGCCCATCCGCCGCATCTCAGCAGCGCCGGCCTGGGCACCGGTGCGCAAGGCCTGGAGCGCTACCGCCTGACTCCTGGCTGCTGCGCCGGCTCGCGCCGATTCATTGGCGGCCCGGCTGGCTTCCTGCGCCGCCTGCTGTAGGCCGGTGCTGGCATTTTTGGCCGAGCTTTCGACCCCCTGCAACCCTTCGCCCAGCGTCTTGATCTCATTGACGCCAGCAACCTGGGCCGAGATCCTCAGGATTGCGTCTTGACTCACGACTAGGCCTCCTGTGCGCGAAGAGCAGTGAGCGCGGCATGCTCCATCACCCGCAACCGCTCCACCATGGCCCGGTGGTCAGGCACCTCGTAGAGCTCAAACAGCTTGCCTGGGCCCAGATAGGTATTGAGGTCGAGGCATTCTCGACCGTTCATACTGAATTGCCACTGCCCTCGACAGAACATCATCACGGCCTCCCAGTTGGCGGGGAGCACCGGATAATCAATGGCTGCAGGCTCGGGCATGGCGGGGAGTGCTACACCGAAGGCTGCGGCGGCGGCGATGGCGTCGGGAGAGTAGGGGGCTTTTCGCTTACCGCCGGTTGCCCAGTATTCAGCGGCGCCGAGTAGTTTTTTTCTTCGCCTTCAGTGTCGAGGCTTTCGATCCATCTGTCGATAATGGCCCGCAAAGCGCCTTTAATGCTGAGCACTCTGTTCCGAGCAACTTCATCAAATAGCACGGAATTGCCCCCAGGCTCAACGATGTCATCCCAGCCGCCCAGGATGATGTCAACTATCTGCCGATCGGTTCGGGGCTCCCTGGTTTTTTCGTCTTCTGTTAGCTCATCTTGCTGCCCAGCGGCCCGCCAGAAATCAACGAATACATCCCTGATTTGCTGTACGTCCAATCTATGAAACCGCGCCGTAAATTTGATCTCTACTGGCGTGCTGGGGCTGTCGCCCGCCACTTTCCAGCTCACCTCGCGCGGGTAGGTGGGAGACAGGTCAAGAACAAAGGTCATGGTGGTGGTGAGTGGGGATCGGGCTAGAGAGTCTGAGCCAGCAGACGCTTAGGTAAATGCAAACGTGTGGCCATCGTTGCCTGTAGTGCTGGGAAGCAAAATGCCCGGCACCGTCATCATTACCACCCCGTTGTCGCTGCTATAAGAAGGAATCAGCGTCTTGGCCCTGGCAGCTGCAAATGCCACGCGGTTGCCGTTGGTAATGCCTTGGGTGACACCGAGGGCCCCAGTGGTATTAGTAAGCGCAGCTGCAAATGGGTCGAATACCGATTGCAGCGGGGCCTCGTAGACGGCTTCGAACATCGTGGTCTGCATACCGGTGATCAACACCTCTTTGGCGCCACCTGGCCGGGAGTTATAAATCGTGTCATTTGTCAACGTCACCCGGAAGCTTTGCAAATACGGAGCGGTATAACCCGCAATGTTTATGTTCAGCGTATTGCCCAGGGTGACCGGTAGCGCAAGCGGCGCTGTAGTGGAGAATGTATAAGTAGGCAGCGCCGTTGTAACGGGGCCTGCGTAGATTCCAATGCCCTGGAAGGTAAAGTAGCCCTTATCGTTATTAACCAGCTCAAATGTCACTGAAGAGCCGCGCCAACCGGTGACGGCGTGGCGGGAGCCGTTGTACCAGATGTGGCAAGTGACGCTAGTAGCGGCGGCGCCAATTGTACTAATCTCGGAATAAGTATTAGACGTGGTGGCTACAGTAGTCAGCGCGTGGCGGGTGGCCTGTAGCAGTGGGCCATAGCGCGGCGCAGTACCGGCGGCGCCGCTGCCGTTGACCTCCACCTTGAAATTGACCGCGTAATGCTCGCCGACAACCATTTGCCGCTGGCCGCCCATAAACGGCCGCACCAGGCTCTCGGTGATAACTTCCCCGCGCATCTCGGGGATTACCGGTTCAACGCAAAGAATAGCGTCATTGGCTGTAGGAACAGCATCGACGCCATAGGCGGTCTCCAGCTTGACCAGCGCTAGGTTTTCAACTGCAAAATTGGCCATGATTATTTACCGAGGGCTGGGGTGGAGGGCTTGGTAGGCTTGGTAGGCTCGGGAGCCTCCGCGGGCAACGCAGGCTCTGTGATGAGCGTGCGCTTCCCGGTCGCAGGGTCGAGTTCGTAGCTGCCGCCGTGGCCAGCAGCAAACATTTCATCTGCAGTCAGGCTAGCCACTCCGATCCCCCTAGATAGTTGCGGTCGGGTCGTCGCGCCGGTGGCGGAAACGAACCTCGAACCTCAGCCTAGCGATTCCGATCTCTCCCACGGCACGATCCCACTCTGTCCCGTCGGGCACGATGTCCCAGGCCAAGCTTCCCAGGGTGCGGGGGCTGGCCATCAGCCGCTGACTGATTTCAACGCGGATCGGATCGGCCAATGTGCTGAGCGGCCGGCCTGAGACGCAGATGTCGATGAAGGCCTTCAGCCGGCAGTCCACCACGGGCACCGTTCCAGCGCTGCTGATCTCAGCGTCGCAGCTCAGGATCAGGCACGGGCATTCGTCGCGGCTGGGCGGCTCCTCGCGCTCGCGCCAGATCCTCGTGCCTACCTGCGGCACGCCCTGCAGCAGGGCCTCGACGGCCACCATGATGCGCTCACTGATGCTGCTGGTCATGGCCGGCGGCTATAGGGGTCAGGGTCGAGAGTCCGAGCGCCAGGGGTCAGCGCATGCGGCTGTAGGGGAACGCACGACGCGCGGCGCTCAGCACCAGCTGTAACACGCTGTTGCTCCGCAGCCTGCTCATGCCAATCAGCTCGCTGGTGACAAACAGCGCCAGGCCTGCATACTGCGCATAGTCGCTGGAGATGGTCATGGAGTGCCTCTGTCTGGCTACAGGCTACTGCCAACAGCCGGCCAGCTCACAGGCCGCCATCCCTCAGTCGTTCGTCGTGGCGGTCGGCGACCTGCTCCAGTCGGTTGATCTGGCTCTGCTGGTTTTTTATCACCTCCAGGATCTTGCTCTCGAACGAGCCGAGGCCCCTGGCGATTTTGAACAGCGCCGTGGCGCCAGCGGAGCCCACCCCCAGCAGAGACAGGCCCAGTGCCGCAAGCGCAATCATGGCATCAACTCCCATGGCCTCAGGCTAGCGAGTCTGAGGCTGACTCACCATCGCCGGGTTCCGGATTCAGCTCGGGCAGTCGAACAATGGTGGCCGTGCCGTCAAGGTGCAATGTGACATCCCAGGGGGCCATCAGCTGCAATCGGTCGGCAGTGCAGCCTGGAGAATATTTTTCCAGCAACTCGCACAAGTCAGCGGACAGCGCAAACATTCCAGCCGCTGTAATCCCTAACTCCGCGACCGTTGCCGGTGGATCTGCGCATTGCCAAATTTTGTCCATACCCATTTGCCATGCGTTCAGCATGGAAGTAAGCGTGCTGAGTGCTATAGTCTGCACTTCTAGCGCGGCTCGTTTTGCCTGGGCATTGCTGCTGAGGGCTTGAATCGTATTCATGGGTTAAAACCTTTCAGAAGTACATAATTTAGGATTGTAGTGCCGCCAGATCCGGCGGTAACGACAATCCCCCGAATAGCCTGGGTGTGTACGTTGGCGACGGTAACGCTCATCGGCGTTGCCGCGTTTGCCGCAAGCGCATTGCCAATGTTGTACCACGCGGCTGTTGGCGATTGCCAATCGTCCTCCGTGCCCTGCATTTGAACTACCGGGGCAATGGTGCCGATAGCGTCAGCCCTGATTACCATTTGCAGGTTGCGGCAATCGCCAACAATCAGAGCTGGCGTCACGGACGAGGCTGTAGTTAGCGATATGGTGCGGTCATAGCGCTGGCGAATAACACCAGGCGCTGCATTAAAGACAAGGCGAACAATTGAGCGCGTGAGCTGCGTTCCAGTGTTTAGGGTTTGAACGTAGCGCCACCTGTTGCCACCAAGAATCAGCACTGGAGACCTGTACTGGCCATTTGCTGTAATGCGCGGCAAATCATAAATAACATACCAGGTTGCGCCAGAGTCGCCGGATTGCTCAATCCTAAAATCGGCCCAGGCGTTTGCCCCTGATATGCTGCTTATTGAAATCTCAACTGCAAAACCAAGCCCCGAACCCGGCGAGATGTTGGCTGAAGTTACGCTGGCGGATATTGTCGCTGAACCAACGTCAGTGGTGGGGGATGTTGTCGCCAGGGAAAAAACTGAGCCGGACACCGGCACGATTGCTTGGACGCTAGGCGTAAATGATGTTTCACTCCATCGCTGTAGACTAACGTGAACCGTGCCCCCAGTTGTTGCGGTAGCCAATCGCAATCTAAACCACAACGCGTAAACGCTTGTGTTATAATTACCTACGGCAAACGTCGTAGGAACAGCGCCAGATGTGGCATTTATTAATTGGGCAGTAAATACGCCAACGCTGAAAGAGCTATCTGGCGCCCACTCTGCCACAACCAGGCCACCTGTGCCTATTGAAAAACACTGCATCGACAGCATGCGCGTATTGGCGCAGTCGATTGGGCCGATCAGAGTTGTGTTGACGCTCAGCGGGCCAGGAGTTGCCTGCTGGTAGACCGAATTGATAGGCGCGGCCGGCGACGCAACAACAGGCAACGCCGTGCCGCCGCTGGCGCCCTGCACCGACAACACATCCCCGCTGGGGGTTCCGGGAACGCCAATAGCTGGCTGTCTAGCGGCTGTGGCCGCGCCGGTCGGCAGGCTGGGCTCCACCAACAGCCGACCACTGCTCAGCTCGGCCGGGAGCCGATTCAACAGCGCCTGGTAGAGCACCTGCACTAATCCTGCGAGGCCGCTGGCGCCAGTTGGCAGGGTGGGGGCATCTGTGCCGGTGACGCCCAGCCTGCCGTCAATGCTGCCCAGCGCAGCATTAGATGCCGCCTGGTTGGTGGCTGTGGATGCATCAGTCGCCAACGACGGTTCAACCTGCAGCCGCGTGCCGGATAGGGTCAGAATTGGCAGCCTCTCAGTCAGCTGCACGTTGGTCAGAGGGCCAGAGACCGGCTGAGTTGTCTGCCAAAAAGTCCCTGAAACCGGCTGAGTTGCTGGCCAAAACGTTCCGCTGACTGGCACTGGCTGAGCCCTCAGCTCAACGTCAGTCAGCGGTCCAGATACGGGCCACCGTCCACCGTCCAGCGGCGGCAATTTGTCGCCGATGCCACCCAGCAAGACATTCCCGGCTGCCTGCAGTGCGCTGGTAGCGCCTATTTCGCTGTCATCAATAACAATTTGCAGCGCATCGCCGCTGTTCATTGCTGTGGTGACGATCTCAAGCGTTAAAACGCCTGTGGTCGCGTTATATGCGCCGCCACGCCCCGACTGTACGGGCAGATAAAGATAAATCTCATTAGAAGTATTGACAATGCTGACAATCTGTGCCTGATGCGTTGGCCTCGTAGATCCCGCTGCAAACGTCACCGTTCCAGCCGTTGGGCTAAACGTAAACAACGATGGGTCGAGCGGTGGCTTGCGCATTACTGGAACACGGATAGGTAGTAAGAAAAACCCACGTCTTCATTGGCGGGAGGTGGGGTTTCGTCAGTGGGCATCAGGGGCACGATGCACATCGCCCCGTCATCAATTGGACGAGGCTTGTACTCCACCTTGAAAGTGACGCCATCCACCGTAATAATTTGGCCATAAACAAGATTGCCAAATGTGGCAGTTGGTGCCAACAGCGGATATTCAACGTAGGCAAGATCGCCGCCCAGAGCAAATTCACCGGACTGGTCCAGGATGCCGAGGCCCGTCACTGTTCCCGCCACAACCGGCTTGCCGAAGTCAGCGAAAAACAAATCTAGGGCCTCGGTAAATGGCATCAGTCGGGGGTTTTCTCGGGCTGCCTGGCTTTGGCGGCAGGGAGCACTGCCTCAATGGCGCCCAGGGCCAGCAGCGGCGCGGCGGCATCGCTGCTCAGGGGGATTTCTGCCCCCTCCGGGTAACGGGCCCCATCGTGGTCAATGGGGCCCGTTAAGACCGTGTAGATGCTGGTGTCTTGTTTGGTCATGGTCAGGCAACAACGTTTGAGAAGAGGTAGCCAACGTCGCTGGCGGCAATGATTTCATTGACGCTTTCACCCACCCGCACCCGCTGAGAACCGCGCAGGCCGATTTTAGGCTCGGGGATGCTGCCGCTCACCCGGTTGCCAAATTCGGCGGTATAGCCAAAGGTTATCACTTTGCCGTTGGTGGTGCTGCCAATAGGGTTTTGATGGAGCAAAGCCATGTGCTTGCCCCATACCCGCACCAGGCTGGCTGTCTGGCCGGGTTTGGCGCTATTGATCCAGGCCTCGCCCACCAGGATACGATCAAGCTCCAGTAGCTCGGCCACGGCCTGCAGGGTGGCAGGTGCTCCAGCGCCATTACTGGTCAATGTGTTGCCGGTGCTGGAGGGGGCCAGCGCTGCAGTAATTTTGGGGTGAACCTTAAGGCGGCTCCATGCCTGTCGGCCAATGACTCCAATATTGGGAGGCATCAACATGCCATCTCTGGCGGTGTTGATTGCGGTGTACGGATCGGAGTTTGCGAAGTCGCTCCATTGCGATGTACCGCTTAACGTTGCACGGTTGGCGGCTGGGTAGTTAGATGCAGTAAAGTACAACGTAGCAACTCTTTGTTCCCTGTCCAACGCCACTAAATCCGTAAGTCCTTCGACTGCAGTCCCTAATGGGTCAAAGCCTGCCGGTGCCTTTTCGATGTCATCATTAGGCACCAGGTCGTCTAAGCCATAGTCTCTGACGAAGCCAGTTTGATCGCTGCCGCCAAATTGCACTTCGTTGGGCTGGGAGGTGCGGCCAACCATGGTCTCGGGCACCGTAAAGGCTTCGTCTCGATTTCGCAGAAGCCACTTAAATTCTGGACTGGCGACGCCAACGCGAGGCGATACTTCGTCAGCAATATATCTTTTGTTGCTGTACGCAAGTGAAATCCCCGTGCGCTCTTGATCAATAGGAAAGGGAAAATTTTGAAAGGCCATGGATTAGTCAGCGAAGGATTGTTTGATGCTTAAATAGTTCAGCCTTGGAAAGATCCAGGGATCAGCAGCACGGGCCCCTTGTCGCCCAGCACCCCAGAAGCCAACGCAATGCCACAGGTGCGAATGTTCGTGCCGGCTGCCGCTGTTGCAGTAACGGCTCGGCCTACCGAGTCCGAGGTGATCAATGCACCGCGCGTGATCGTGCCTCCGAAGTCCACGGTGGCAATGCCAGCCAAAACGACGTCAAATCGCTCGCCTGATGCACAGCCAACTTCATCGCTTGCGCCCACAATGAAATCGGCAACAGCAGCCGCTGGAATCATGGTGCGATCGTCGGTGCCAAATTTGATCAAGCGATTGGCTGCAATTGCAGCGCCAGCTATAAATGCTTTTTTCAGTCCTGCGTTGCGCAAGGTCATGGGAATTGCCTCGTTAAGAATTTAGTCGGAGTGGTAAATCAGACTTGAGCAAACTCTTGCTTGGCTTTGGCCACCGCAGCAGTTGCGGATAGCGTTCGGCCCTGGGCCTGGGCCTCGGCAATCAGCTCCCTAGCCCGATCTGCCAGCTGTACGCCATTCACCTCGGGCTTTGGAGCCTGAGCCTCTGCCTCCAGGCCTTCAGGCGCAGCAGCCTGCGGCACCGCATCAATGGCATCATCCAGCCGGGACTGGCGGTGGTTGGCCTGGCGCAGCCTGTCAGCGGCGATCACCCGCATGGCAGCCTCAGGCCCGGAAGTCTGGCCGTCAGCGGCCAGCTGCTCAATCAGCGCCTCATGGCCAGGCAATACCTGCTGGCGCACGGCGGCGATGCGGTCGCGTTCGCCAGATGCGCCCTCGTCCCGCAGCACGGCTGCAGCCTGGGGATTCTTGGCCGCCCACTCGGCGGCGGCTTGGGTGGGGTCCATAGATGCTCGTCTCAGGGGGGGTACGACAACCGACGACCTGGCGGCCGTGGCTGCCCGATCGTTTAATTCGGCAATTACAGTCTCCAGGCTAGCGATTCCATCCGCCAGGCCTGCGTCTACAGCCTGCTGGCCAATGAACACCCGAGCATCGGCCATATCAGCACGCACTTGGTCGACGGAGGCACCACGCTGAGCCGCTACATCGCCCACGAACAGCGAGTAGAGATAGTCCACCTGGTCTTGCATCGTCTGCCGCCCCAGCTCGCTTAGCGGCTGGTGGGGGCTCATAGCGGCCTTGAACCGGCCGGCAAATATCTCGGTCGTTTTCACGCCTAGCGACGCCTCGCGCTGGCTTTGATCGGAGTGGGTGGCGATCACGCCGATACTGCCCACCGGGTGAACACTGGAGCCCAGGTAGACCCGCTCTGCTGCTGAGCCAATCCAGTAGGCGGCGGACGCCATCGCCCCGTCAACCCAGCTGGCTATGGGTTTCGCGGCACGGGCCGCCATCACTGCCCCTGCTGCCGCCGGTGTGCCGCCAACAGCGCCGCCGGGCGAATCCACCAGCAGCACAATGGAGCTCACCGCGGGGTCGGCTGCTGCGGCCTGCACATCACGAACAAACAGCTCGGCGCTGGTGCCGCCGCTCACCTGGGCCATCAAATTCATTCGCGGCGCGATCACGCCTCGCAGGGGGATCAGGGCCGCCCCGTCCTGCACCTGGTAGCCCTGGGGCTCGTTTTGCAGCTTGCGGCCAAGCCGGGCCTCCGCCGCCTCGATGTCAATCGATTCGCCCCGCAGGTGGTGTGCATAGATCGCCTGGATTTCCATCAGGCGATCGGCGTCAATCGCCCAGGGCTGGTAGAGAACGTCGAGGATGTTCATGGGTTAATCGAGCTCGGTAGGGTCTTCATTCTCGCCAGGATCGTCATCCTCTGGCTCTGGCACGCTGCCGGCAGGGAGCTGGGGAGGTGCCGCGCCTGGCTGCTGCAGCAGCACTGGCGCCTCTAGGCCGCCCTCAACGCGCTCGGCTGTCACTCGGACGCTGGTGCGGTGGTTGGCCTCCCAGTCGCTGCCGTCGTAAGCAAGCGATTCTTTTGGCAGCGTGGTGAGGCCAATCTTGATGCGTTTCTCAGCTGCGTTGGCCTCCTTGAGCGGATCCAGGGCCCCCGGGCCGTCGCCACTCCAGCTGAAGCCGAGCCAGGCGGCACGAATGAACGGGTCGGAGAAAAAGCCGGGGGCTTTCAAATGACCCATGGCCACGCCATCGGCAATGATCTCTTCGTAAACCGGCCCGCCAAACCTACTGGAGAGCCGAGCACGGCGCACCTGATAACCGCGCCAGGCATCCATCAGCGCGGCGCGAGACGCTGAGTAGCTGGCGTTGAACGATTTAAGTACCACCTCGCGCGGCAACCCAAGGCCTACAGCGATTTCGTTATTTACAGCTTGAAAGAACTGTTCAAACACCGGGTTAGGTCGCCCTGGTGATGGGCTAGAGATCGTTTCGCCGGGGAAAGTATTGATAACCTTGCCAGACTTAAGACCGCCGTCCCAAGACTTTGCATTCTCGATATAGGTTGCTTTTGATGCGTCATCAAATAATCCGTCAAATGCTTCTGCGTCCATTGTTGCAAACACGGCAAACACTGCCGCATTCACTGCCGCATCTACCTCTGCGTCGCTATAGCGATCAAGCTGCTTCAGCTTTGCGATCACTGGTGCCAGCCAGGGCACGCCACGGGTTTGGTTGGGGCGTTTTTTGTGGAACAGATGCAACACCTTGCGGCTGCCATTGGCGGCATAGAAAGGCCGTTCAATCCACTGGGGCGGCTTGCCGCTGATTGTTCGGCCGGGATGGCGGTCTGCTATATGAATGCTGGTGGCAATGCCGTCTATTTTTGCAATCCCCTGGGTCAATGCATCGGTATCCATCGCATGGTTGGGATTCGATACACGATCGGCTTCAACGATCTGCACCGCAATACGATAGGGCCAGTTCTTGGCTTTTGACTTCACCAGCAGCGCAAAGGCATCGCCTGATTCCAGCTCAGCGCGAAGCGCCAGGTCCTGCAACTCGTAAAAATTCTGGCCTTGGTAATAGTCTGCAAATTGCGAGCCCGCCCAAGTATTAAAATACCGCTCAAATTCACCTTGGTATTTACTGGCTTCGTCGTCGCTGAGCCCTAGCAGCTCAGCATCGATCCTGCTCTGCACCGTCAAGCCAGTGCCGACCACATAGGTGGCCATGTTCTCGATCGCACCGCTAGCAATCGGCGCGTTGCGAGCCATGTCCCGCGACCTGCCGCGCATCTCCCGCAGGTCGTACGCAATGTCGCTATCTGCATCGCGGACGCCAGGGGTCCACCCGGCAAAGCGTTCGCTGTAGCTGCCGCCCACATAGCCGCCCATCCGCGCCATGGTGGCCCGCGACTTCTCGCGCTCGAGCGCCCACTTCGGGGAGATCCGATTGATCAGTCGCTCCAGGATCGGCGGCTTTGGCTTCTGGTGTTCCATCAGAACAGCGGCGAGGGAGTGATGGAGCGGCCACGCGATTGCCGGGCGCTCAGTTCCTGCACGCGCCGATTCCAGAGCGTGATGCCGGCCTGCACCGTCTCCAAATCGGCTCGCTTCATGCGCCGGGCGCCGATCGTGTACTCCTGCCCGTTCAGGATCGCCGTCTCGGCCGCTAGGTAGGCGTCGAGCTGCGTCTGTGCAGTTGCTAGCGAAATTCCTGCCATGGCATCAGACTAGCTAGCCCGAGTCACCGCTTCCAACCAGCAAGGGACAGGCCCCCGCCAACTGACTGGCCGGACTGTCCCTGCGCTTCCAGTTGATCCCACATCGTCGCCCGGTTGTAGCGGCGGGCAACCAGCTGCAGCGCCGCATAGGCCATCCTGGTGCAGTCGCCGGCCTCATCGCGGGAGCCGTTGGGGAGTACCCAGCTGTAGGTGGTCTGGCCGTTGTGCCGTTTGGGCATGCGTTTCCACGGGAACAGCTCCGCCAGGAACTGATCAGTCGAGGCCTCACCAAAATGCAAATAGCCGGGGCCTGGTTGTTCGTTGCGCAGCCGGCCCTGCAGGTGATTGATGCTGGCGTCGTAGCCGATGCCATAGAGCAGCACGCCCTTTTTCACGATGCTGTGGTTCTTGCGGTTGACATCCACGGCCACACCTTTCCCGAGCAGCGGCTTGCCCTTCTGAGGCGCCCCTTTCATCGGCACCCAGTTGGCAGTGCGGCCCCGGCACCAGTCGCGCACCTCATGAGTGGCATAGCCGCCGTCGTCAATGCCGCCCATCGCCAGCCGCATCTCCGCGCCATCGGCCCTGACCCACTTGGTTTTGGCGATCTGATCCAGCTGCGCCAGCGTCTCGGGCTGCTGCGGGTCGCCATCGATCTCCCAGTGGCCCAGGTGCCAGCCCTCTTCACCACGGCCCCAGCCCCATACCGTCACCACCAACCGCTCGTCTGAGGTGCCGCCGCCGCCCTGCACGTCAACGCCAGCGGTGATCAGCAGCACGCCATCTGGCACCGTGCCAGCCGGGTAGCCGTTGCCGGCGGTTTCGTTGCGCCTGCGCTCGGCTAGGCCGTCGCCGGTCAATTTGCCGCTCAGCGTGTCCTCCCATGGCTCGCCTAACACCGTGTTGTGATAGGTCTGCATTGCATCAGGGTCGCCCTTGCGCATTGCCTCCAGGGCCTCGGCGTGCTCGCGCACCAGCACGGGCCAGCTCGCCGCTGGGGAATAGCTGTAGGCGGCCCAGATGTGGAAGCTCACCAGGCCCGGCTGCTGGCTAACAGCCGTGGGGCGCCACTCGCCGCGCTCCACCATCCACCGTTTTTTGCTGTGGGGGATCGGCTCGGCGCAGTTTTCACACCCGTAGTGGCCGGCGTGCTCGCCCTCGCGAATCATCTGCTCCCAGCGCAACACCTGCATCACCTGGCAGAACGGACACGGCACGAAATAGCGCCGTTGGTCGCCCCTCAGGAACCATTCCTCGGTTTTGCCACCCTTAAAAATTGGAGTGCCGCCTAGGCCGATCTTGCGATCCCAGTAATAATCGGCCCTGTTGCGGCCTAACTTGATCGGATCGCCTTCATCGAGCTTGGGGTAGGCGTCCACCTCATCAAACAGCACAACCTTGCGGCTTTTGCGTCGGAAACTGCGACCGCTGGCAGCGTTCACAATGTCAACCAAGCCGCCGTTGCTCAGCTGCTTTAACAGAATCGTGTTGCTGACTGTATTGCGAGCTTTGCTTTCGGAGATTAGGCCACGCAGGCAGGGCGTATTTTGAAACAAGTCCTTAATTTCTTCTTTGCTATAGCCCTCTGCGTCTTCTTTGACCGGCTGCACAATCATCACGGGGCATGGATCCTGATGGCTGAACAGCTGAATCACCACGCCCAACATCTTTGTCCAGCCAATTCGAGCGCTCTTCATAATCGCCACCGTCTCCACAGCTGGGTCGGTGAAGGCGTCGAGGATCTCGCGCTGATAGGGGAGCGTGTTCCACCGCCCCTTCTCAGCAGCGTTGCCGGTCATCACCGCAAACTCGTCGGCGTACTCGCTCAGCCGCAACCGTGGCGGCGGCTTGAGGCCGGCCAGGATCTGCCTGGTGAGTTCGGCCGGATCGGCGGTGATCATGCTGCGCAGCCTGAGCTGAACAGGTCAATTTGCTTACCACCGATGCAAGCCGGCGACAGCCACAGCCGCTCCCTGCGACCGTTCAGGCTGTTCGTGCTGTAGCCAGCCCCTCCGCCCGCCTTGCCCTCGGCGACGCTCCACCCGTAGGGCAGCAGAGCATCGTGCTCGGTGTCGTAGCCGCAGAGGATCACGCGCAGCTCACGCGGAGCGGTCAGGCACCAATCCCGCACGGCCAGGGCCACGCCCTCGGATGATTCGGCATAGAGATCGCCGGAGGTGGCGTAGGGCGGGTCCAGGAAGATCGCCCGCGTGCCATCGCCGCCGGTGCCGCTGCGGATGACGGATGGCTTGACCACCCGCTCCCATGATCCGCAGGTGATGCGCACGCGGCGGAGGCGATCAGCAAGCTGCCCCATGTAGGCCTCAAGCTGGCCCCGCCCCGCATCCCCGAGGTGCGGCAGCTCGCGGTTGACGCCCTGCCCCGCATTCCCGAGGTGCGGCAGCTCGCGGTTGACGCCCTGCCCCGCATCCCCGAGGTGCGGCAGCTCGCGGTTGACGCCCCGCCCCGCATTCCCGAGGTGCGGCAGCTCGCGGTTGACGCCCTGCCCCGCATTCCCGAGG